GGGTGATTTTACCATTGAGATGTTTATTCGTGTAAACGGGTCGAGTTTACCTGTACAGGAGCTATTTTCAATTAACACAGATGCGACAAATTCTTTAAAATTTTCTACAAACGGAACAAGTGGTTTAAAAATTGATGGCACAATTAGTGGAAGCACAACAACAGTCACTGGTGCCAACACTAATATACAAACACAACAATTTGGACAACGAGAGTTTGCACATGTAGCTGCATCGTTCAATGCACAAACACAAAAAATGTTTTTATTTTATAACGGAAACAATATAACAGGATCAAGTGGAGAAACGTTTGCAATTAGTAATAATACTTTTACTACTAATGTTAGAATCGGAACAGATTTTGTTGGATATATAGACGAATTACGAGTTTCAGAAAAAGCTAGATATTCAGCTGATTTTAGTACCCCAACAAAAAGATTTAGGCCAGATCAAGAAACTGTAATGTTAGTTCATTTTGACGGTAAAAATAACGAAACTGAAGCAAAAGATGTACACAACGCTGTGAGTGAATTTACTTTTACCCGTGATATGGGAGAAGTAACTCGTGATACAGGGTCTGTAGGCGCTAGAGGCACTTATCCAACTCTAAGAAACAATTATCCTTCATTGACACTTTCCGGTCCTCCAGCTTTTCTACCCTTTCCCTCAGGAGTAAAAGTTGAGTATAGAGCAGGGTACGAATCTACTGATGTTCCTCAAGACTTACAAATGGCCACACTTGACGTTATAAAATTAATTTACAAACAAGACCAAGAAAAAAGAGGATTCTCTTTTGAAGGTGAAAGAGGAGATAAATTTCCTCTTGCGGGTAACTTTCCTCCACACATTAGAAGGATTTTAGACTTATATAGAATCGTGCAATAATGACTAAGATTAATCCTGTATCAATTAAAATTGACGGACTAGATTTAAAACTTGGTAATATAGAGCCTTTTGTTCAGCAACAAAAAAATAAAGAACTTAAATTAATCAGGTCTCAAATTACCTTATATATTTCAGATTACATATCAGAGAGAATATTAGGAAAAGCAATAACTAGTCAGGCAAAAATAGCTTCTTACACAACTCCTGACGCCGCACCCGATGGTCAAATAGATGTTGATGAATTTTTCCAAAGGACTAATATTAAAGTTAATCAAAGTAAGGTTCTTCAAGACACCATACCTAATCAAGCTACCTTTGAAACAAAAGCTGGTCAGACAGAGGGTTTGTCCTTTACAGCTATTGATGTTGGTGCACAAACTAAAGCTGCTGGTTTTCAGAAAATTCAAGAAAAGATTGATTTAGGTAAAAAAACTATAGGAGGGTTTGAAGCATACCAGTTTTTAAGCCAAACACCAGAATTAAATGATGACTTTTTAAGGTTAAGAGCCACTTTAACGGAAAAAATGGAGAACCTTTTATTAGTGAAATACGTTGATTTTGATAAAGGAAAAAGAGCAGAGTTAACTTTTGTCCCTAACCCCTTAAAAGAAGTTAACTTAAGAAGTGCCGAGAGTTTTAATAAATTTATAAGTTTAAGTATTAAGCCTAGATACAAAAAGCAAAAGGATAAACAGGGTAATGTGGTTGCAAGAAGAATTAGTGCTTATCGAATAGAAGTAAAGGCGAAAGCTCCACTTTTAAAATCTTTTGAAAGTAAAAAAATAACTGATAAAATTATAAAAGGACACAATGCAGCTTTTTCCACAGGCTTTCAAAAATTTGCATTTGATAAGATTGAAAAGTTTGCCGCTCAAGCTGATAGACGCCCTGATAATGAAAAAATAAGACAGTTAGCTTCTTTTACTGTTGCATTAGCAAGAGAATTTGAAGCTGGAGGCCAAACACCTCTAACTTCAGTTATTAGAATTAGAACACCAAATTTAAAAATAAAAGATGGTGACTTAGGTGTTTTACCAATTGACACAAAACGAAAAAAACAAAAATTTATTTCAGGTGTTCAATTAACTCAATTAGTTCAAAATAGGCTTGGAAAAACCATGAGAAAATTTGGTGAACCGCAGACACCTGATTTAACAGAGCGTTCAGGTAGATTTAGGTCAAGCGTTGAGATCATAGCAAACTATAGAAAAAGTATAATTGCATATAAATACAATCCCGTTTATGATAATTTAGATAAATACGGTTATAAACCCTCAGAACAAGTAGGAAAAGCTACGCGCGAAGTGGTTCAAGGGTTGTTCGCAAGAGCCTTTAATATAGTTAGGGGTTAATATGGCATCACGAAGAAAAGAAATCGTACAGTATATTGTAGGACAATTAAAAAATATTGATGGACAAAGTTCATCTTATGATGCATCATACACCTACAACAATAACTTGTTTGAAAATGTATTTAGAAAATTAAAATTTTTAGATGAGGTAAATGACTTTCCTGCGGTATACGTATCAGCGGGAACCGAAATAAGAAACTTCAATTCTAAAGATTTGACGGTAGCGACATTAGACGTTACACTAAGAGCATATGTATTTGGAGAAGATAATTCTCAAAGTCTAGCCGATGACCTAGTTCAAGACATTGAACACGTTATATATTCATTGGAGGATAAATCGGATATTGGAATACAGGATATAACCATAGACAATATTTCAACTGATGAAGGTTTAGCACATCCATACGGTCTAGCAGAAATAGAAATTACAACAGTCTATAGACTAAATAATTAAGGAGAAAGACATGGCATCTCTTAATCTACAGAGAAACTCAGAAGTGTTCTTTTCAACTGTTGATATTATCAACGGTGCAGCTGTGACAGACTTAAGACCAACTAATACTTGGAAACTTGAAGTGTTAGCAGGATTCGCCGTTACATCATCAGCCGCGACACAAGATATCACTTCATTAGAGTCTGGAACAGATCCTGACAGATCACAGCAACGTTTTAATACTGCTATTAATCCTGTTGATTGGAATTTTCAGACATATTTGCGACCAACTGGTGTTCAAACTGGTGCGGCAGCAAACACCACTACAGCAGCTACTAACCAGACAGGTAATGTGAAACCAACTGCTGACTGGTTCATGTGGCAATCACTAGTATCTAATACCAAAGTAACTGGTGGAAGTGACGGAACTGCTGATGAGCGTTCTGTTTGGGCAACTGGAGGTAAATTACTTACCAAAACTAATGCTGGGGGTACAGGTTTTCACCCAACAAAATCAAACTTTTCAACAGCAGTAGAAAATCATATATACTTTAAATTGGATAATGTTATATATCAAGTGTCTAATGCTACAGTTAATCAAGCCACAGTCGATGCAGGAATTGAAGAAATTGCTACAACTACATGGGCAGGGTTTGGTACTACTTTAAAAGAATTAACAGGAACTCCACGTAATGTTGCCGTATCAGTATTTGGAGGTATTCTTAATAATGGTTCAACCGTTACAGCTAATTCAAACTTTCAAACAATGAGCCATACTGCAACAGTATTGGGAGCATATCATCCATATAATCAAATGAACGTTGCAGGGTCAAGCGGAACTAATTCTTTTATCAAAAACCGTTTAAGTACAATTGAATTTCATCACAAAGCATCTGCTGGTGCATCTGATGAAAAGTTCACATTTCCAGTAACTGCATTGAGCTTCGATTACAATAACAATATTACATACTTAACACCTGAAGAACTCTCTGCTCTTAACGAGCCAATCGGTCAGTTTACAGGTTCAAGAGCTGTAACAGGTTCTGCCACAATGTATCTTAGAACTGGTGATCTAGAATCAGCAGGTTTCTTACGTAATATTTCAGAAGATTCAAGAACTAACTCTGCACAGACATCTAATGCAAATTTAATAATTGGTGGAACAACTGCACCATATGTTGCATTTCAATTAGATGCTTGTCAGTTTGAATTTCCACAAATCGCCACTGACGATGTGATAACAATGTCAGTAAATTTTGTAGGACAAGAGCCGACAGCTACTAAGGGAGATGGCGGAGAAGTAACAATATTTGCAGCTAAATAAAGCAAATTGATTCTGAGGGGGGTCATTAATTTTTTAACCATGAGTGCTCATCACTTGCGATTCAGGTCCCCCCTCACCTACGAAAAGCAGATATGTGATGAGCACTTTTTATTTGAGGGGAAACTATGAGTAAAATCAAAAAAATGATGGCAGAGAAATCATCAATTTGGGTGGATTATCCAGATTTGGATGGTTTTACTGTAAATCTTAACTATCTAACTCGTGAGGACTTAATGAAAGTCCGAAACATGAGTCTTACCTATAAATTTAATAAACGAACTCGTCAACGAGAAGAAGAAGTTGACAATGATCGTTTTTTAGAAAACTATGCAGAAAAAGCGATAATTGGTTGGAAAGGACTTAAAGTAAAGCATATGCCTGCTTTAATGCCTGTTGACATATCAGGAATGGACGTCGAGGAAGATATCGAGTATAGTAATGAAGATGCTATAGAACTTTTGAAAAACTCAACTGTATTTGATCAGTTTATCACAGATGCGATGAACGATTTTGAACAGTTTTCAAAGAAAAAAGCTGAGACAGACTCAAAAAACTAATTAACTACCTTCAGACTGCTTTGCACGGAGGTGGTGTATCAGCTGAACAGTATTTTGCCATTTGCGAGCAGATGGGGGTAGAACCAAAAGATGAAGACATTCCAAAAGATCCTTCTACTTTTTCTACTGAAGCTCAGCAGGCTTTAGTTGTAATGAACGCTCTACCTGATATTTGGGAAGGCATGAATGGCCTTTGGTTAGGTAAAAATTATAATGGTTTGTTTGATATCATGAAACTTTATAAAATTGATAACAAACGAGAAGTCTTTGAATTATTAAAAGTTTGCGAAACAGAATTAGGAAAGTTTTATACTCAAAAACGTAAAGAGCAAGAAAATTTAGCAAAGGCTAAGTCAAAGAGAGGAAGATAGGTGTCCACGACAGTTCAGAATATAGTCCAAAGACATACTAGCACTGGTGCCGCAAAAGTCCAAAAAGACACCGAGGCAATCGGTAAGGCGCAAACCCGTTTAGGGCAAGCCTCTGCATCTGCAGGTCGTCAATTTTCTGCAC